ATTACTTAAGCTGCTACTCGGCAAGCTAACTCTGGGTAGAGTGGCGCCCAACCGTATAGAACATCAAGACGTGTAGGAATTGAGTCATTGTTAATTGTGTATTGACGAACAACACGCATTGAAAGACCAATTTCCTTATCACTTGCACGACCTGCAAAGTGAACACCATCAGGTAACTCAAGATCAGCTACTGCTAATGTAAACGCATTTCTGTGCATAATGATGTTTTGTGGTGAAACAGCGCCAGTATTGTTAAATGGTGTAACTGTTTGTGAACCAGTTGAAGTTACTGATACGTTTTGGAATTGACCTGCAGTAATAACTGCTGGTGAAACGTTTACAGTAGCTGTGCCTGATGAAGAAATAGTTACAGGTGAATTAACAACGAAGTTACGGAGCTTGTTAGAACCATAAGCTTGACGGTTTTGTGGGTTAACTGCATAAACGCCAGCGATAGTAATAACGTCACCTTGGTTTAGCGAAGCATTAGCTGAAGCTGCACCGATAGTGATGTTAGAACTTTGCGCCCAACCACTTGTTAAGAAACCAGTAGCTGTTGTAACGTTACATGAAAGTGTAGCACTTGAATATGAACCGAATTGTTGTGAAACAACGTTTTGGTCCATTTTCCAATTCATACCACCTGAATCACGACCCATTAAACCTTTACGGTATTGTTCGCCAATTGCTTCTTGTGGAACGAATAAACCTTTTAAGCTGTCAACGATTGTTGCAGATGTAAATGGCTCAACGATACATGATCTACGACCATCGCGTGGAGCGCCTTCAGAATCAAGATAAGCACCTGCTGTTAAGTAAGTGATTAAACCTGTTGGAGGTGTGCCTGCTGTGCCAACAATGTTAGCTGTGTTATTTTTAGCCATTACTAAACCATCGCGGTCAATCTTGTTGGCGATAGCTGCAACTGCTGGTTTAAGAACACGGTCACTAAACATATCTAAAGATAATGCTAGGTCTTGTGTTGTAAATTGTGTATCAACGTGGAATTGTGTTGATAAAGTAACAGGAACTGAAGTTTCATTGAAATCTTCAACGTTAAGTGCTGGACCAGTTGTTCCGATGAAACGGCCTGGGCGTCTTACGTTAACTGTGTTACCGATTTTTGCACCTACTACAGCGAATTGGTCATCGTAGTTACGATCAACTTCTGAAGTAAATGTTAATTCGTTTTCCAAGACCATCAACGCTTCGTTAGTGATCTTGCTAATGGTTAGTAAATTATTAGCCATGATATTTCCTTATTTTAAGAGTTTAATATCCTGCTACCTAATTTTCCCTGCTTTACGAGATTCACGCCATTGTTGGTAAGTGCCATGGAATTCACCATCTGAACTAACACCAACATCGGCAACTGCTGAATTCGTCTTTATGGGACTAATTGGTGCAGGTGCTTTACTGCGTGCTACAGAAGGTTTCGTTTCAGCTTCAGCTTTGGCTTCTTTTGGTGTATCTTTAACCTCAAACTTTGCTTCCAATTTTCCAATGGCTCGGAGCGCACTAATCATAGGCATTTCAGCAATTTGTCTAGCTTCTTCGATATTTTCAGCTAAATAATACAAAATTCTAGGCCCTACTTCTGATTCTAGGATTGCATCTCTGATTTCAGGGCTTACCTGCACATCAGCGCTTGCTACCATATCCTCATAGTCAGGAAACTCGGCTTTTGTAACTTCTAGCTTCTTTTGCCAAGATTGGACAAGTTTTTGTCTTTCTTCATTGGCTTTACGTTCAGCTTCTTGCTTATCTCTATTTCTTAATGCTTGTTCAGCCGAATATTCAGCTAATGCTTTTGCATATTCAAAGGCATCAGTAAATTGTTCAGGCTTGGGTTCAACTTCTTCTACTTCCGTAGGTTTTGGGTTGACCTTTTGCTCTAATTCTTTGAGTCTTGTTTCTAGCGCTTCCCTTTGCTCTCGTTCTTTAGCAGCGTTTTCTTCTGCTAATTTACGAGCCTTTGTAAGCTCTGAAAATCTTTTCTCTAGCTTTGGATTTGGTTTCTTTTCTTCCGTTGCTTTTGTTTCTTCAGGTTGCGGTTCACTCTGATCTGTTGCTTCCTCAACAGGCTCTGAAGGAGTTTCCTCTTGAACTTTTTGTTCTACTTCAGCCTCTGCTGGTGCTTCTGCAGCTAAACCCAACTTATTTGCATAAAACGCTTCTGAATTTTCAGAAGTTAATACTTGTCCTGCTTCTCTTTCTGACATGGATTTCCCCAAGATTTTTACCCAATGTAATCCATTGGTAGATATTTTGCCTTTATACTACAAAATTACTTATCTTGCAATCGATTGGTCTTTAATAGACTCAACGGCTGCAAGTTCTGAAGTTTGTTGCTCTACATTACGCATAGCTATTTCACGCTCTAGACGTGCTGTATCCATGTGATGTAGCAATAACTCCATAATAGCTTCAATTTCAGTCTTATTCTGTGCGGTAACTGCTTTAGTGTTGACATCGTGGACTCGTGCTTCCAATTGTTTCTCAACATTATGTGCTTTACCTGTTTCACGCATAAGTTCACGTTTAGTTTCGTTATCTTGTTTGACTTGCTCAATGTCTTGACGTTGTTTAATAAACATTTGCATTTGTTGCATTTGTTGTTGCATTTGTTGATTTTGAGCTTGTAGTTTTTGTAATTCCATTTGGACTCTTGGTGGCACTTTAGATTTGTCATCCACTTTAGCTAATGGGTTATTAACTGCTAATCGGTCAGCAATAGTTTCAGCACCTGGGAAATCCATGTTTCTTACTACTAAATCGCCTGCTTGTTGGATTAAAGCTGGGTCTGCTGCAAATAATTGCATCATAGCGTCAACAGCTTCTTGACGTTTAGAGTTGTAGCCTGGGCCTGTATCCATAACTACATCATATTCGCCTACTGTGACATCATTAAGAATCTTTGTAATGCCTTCTTCGTCTTGTCCATATTCGTTAATAGTTAAGATTTCAGGTTTGCCATCATCACCAATAATACGCATTACTCTTTGTCTATCATAAATCTTTGGAATTAAGTCTAAAATAACGCGACCTGTTTGGCGAATAGAACGAGTTAGGTTGTCATAGTAGTGGAAATTGGTTAAATCAACTTGTTGTTGCTGGCCTTGTAAGGCTTTACCTGAAATATTGCCTTGAGGTAATTGAGCTGGATCAAATATACCTACAACTTGCATTAAGTCTGTAGTCATTGATTGAGCAGCCGCCATAATACCTGCTGGTGGTGGTTCAGGTTGCAATCTTTGTGGAGCAGGTGCAGGTTTACCATCAATGTCTGTTTGTTTGTAACGTAAAACAGGCATAGATTTAATGTTAGCCATAGCCCATTCATTCTCATGGCCTTCATCTTGACCTTCAGCTAACAACCATTTAGCTTTAGGTGCAAGGGCTACTGACTCGGTAAGTGAAGTTTGCCAAAAGTTATACATTCTTTGTGGGTCTTTGGCCATTCTAACAATACCAAATTTCTTTTTCTTATTCTCAACTACGGTTTCTTGGCCATAAACAGGAATAATAGGAATATATTTACCAGCCCATTCGCCTTCTTCTAATACTTCCATAGAAGTTAATTTGCACCATCTAATCTTTTTCTCGTATGAGTCCCTTGTTTCAATGATTGTAATGCCTGCAATATCTAAAACGTCTTGTGGTGGTAATTCATCTGACTTAACTGTTGTGCCGTCAGATAGTAAATGTAATTTAATTGGTTTGCGTTCTGTGTAGAAGTATTCAGCTAGTCTAATATCCTCTTTCATAACCCATTCAGGATTAGTGTCACCTGTGCCACGCATTGTGAATCCTTGATCCACTTCGGCATTAGGATACATTTTCTTAAAGTTTTCTTTACTGATAACTGTAGTGATTAATACTTTTTCTGCATCTGATCCGTCAGGCATAACTGAATTAGGATCAAAGTAAACTGTGAAAGGATTATCAATAGCTCTAATGTAAATTTCTTGATCGAATGAATCGTCACGAACATAATCTGTAGTTACACGCCAATAACCCCAACCCATTCTTACTGCAAAGTCACCAGCTTTATCATAGGCTTGGTCTGCATCTGATTGAACTTCAATGTGACGGAAAATACCTGTAATGATCTCGGCCATCTTTGCGTCTGTTTCATTATTCATGCCATGCGCTTTCATGCGAGGGCGTTGTTGACGCATTTGGTTAGTGAGTTGACGGCAATACGCATCAACTTTATTGACTGTTAAACATGGTCTTGCTTCTAAAACTCTTGAATTTTGTATTTCAACAGGCCATTGGTCACCTGCTGCAAACTTTAAATCCTCTAACGCTTCACTTCTATTCATTTGGTCTGCTTCATTAGCAAACTGTAAGAATTGAATCGCATCTTGGATTCTTGGGTCATTATCAACAACTTGAGTTTTTTTCATTCTTGCCATGTTTTATCCCATCCAGCTTACGCCAGGAGTGTAAGTTTGTTTTTGAGTTTTACGTTCTTTTTTATCTTGAATCATTAATCCAATATATCTAAATGCGTCAGCTCCATGTGAATAAACATCATGGAGTGGCGTTCTGCTAAACTGACCTGAATCAGGGTCAACTTCATATCGGTAATGACGCAAGCATTGTAACCCATCTGCGCAATTTTCTCTATCAAAATAACAAGAACTGAATATGGTTCGTGCAGCGTTTATGGAATCCACCACAGGAACTCTAGGTAAAATGTTAGTTTTATATCCTGCGGCTCTTACAATATCGTCAATAGAACGACCATTAGACGCAATATTTTTGCTTTCTGCATCATGTGGTAAGTGAATAGTGTCGTAAACATAGCCTAATTTTTGCAGTTCTTGCAAATAATGACTCATAGTTTTTTGCGTATCTTGCAAATAATTGATTAATCTTGTTTCCATGCCTATAAATTGAACAAACCAAATAGCTGTATGATCTGCCCAACCTAAATCAAATACTGCATGAACAGGCTTGGTAGCGTCATAAGGCACTCGTGTAATTCTGCCTTGTAGCTCTGCCATATTCATTTCATTAGCAAATATAGCGCCATCAACGGTAAGCCTGCATAAACCTTCCCATACATTATTGTATGCAGCAGGGTCACGATTCTTTAATGCGTCTTTTTCTAATCGTAATGTTTCAGGAAACCAAGGGTTATCGTTCCAATTAATACGTTGAACAACAGCGTGTTCAGGTGGATTAACTACAAAGCGTTGGTAAGTTTCATCTTGTTCTAATTCAGGGTTAAATGTTATCCATATTTCTGATAACTCTTTACGGATAGTTGGTATTAATACATTCCAGCTAGTCTTTGATACAGTTTGGGCTTCTTCTACCCATGCTATGTCAATACCTTCAAATGATTTAACATTAGCAATATTGTTCTTTAATCCTACAAAAGCAAACTCTGTGCCATTTATTCCACGAATAGAGTTTTGAGTAATTTCATAAAAGCCATCTAAACCCATATCAATGATTTGATCTGATAGTAATTTATGCACCGAATCTTTAATAGATGTCATAAACTCTCTAGCGCACAATACACGAGTAGGCTTTTTAGCGCCTTTTATAAGTAAAGCTCTTGCAACTCCCCAAGACTTTGCACCGCCTCTGCCACCATATAATATTCGGTAACGTGATTCTTTAGGTTCAAATAGACAATTAAGCTTATAAGGAAACTGAACCCTGGCTATTGCATCTTTAAGTTGTTGTTGATCCATCTGACTTTACAAAGGTGACTTGTATGCCCTCAAGTGGCGTGCCGTCAATATTACCAAATTTAGTGGTATTGGTTTCACCCCAGCCCATTTGAGCTTTAGTCCACCATATTGCAGCAGTCGTGTCACCTGATAGGGCTTTATTGTATAAAGATTTAGCCACGTTAGCAGACGCAGTTGCTTTGCCCACAGCTAATTCTTTCTCGTAATGCTTACGCAATGTGACATCAGATATGCCCAACAATGCAGCTATTTGCAGTTGAGGCAATCCTAGCCCTGAAGCGCTTAATACTTGCTCTCTTGTCTTATCAGTAGGAACGTGTTCTAGCATCTTTTTATTGACCCAAAGTGTTTAAAAGTAAGTGTTGTAAATCAAGCACTTAATAACTCTGCCTTCTTACCTGTAAAATCTTCCCATCGTTTAACTATTACATCACAATATTTAGGATCAAGTTCCATAACATAAGAATTTTTACCTGATTTTTCTGCGGCTATTAATGTGCTACCTGATCCACCATAAAGATCAACTACATTTTTTTTATCTTTAAGGCTAAAGTAGTCAAAAAACCAAGAAACTAAATTAACAGGCTTTTGAGTTGGATGATGTCTTTTTCTATCAAATTCTTTTTCAGTTCCAAATATTCCAGCCCATTTAACTCTTGCCATCATGCGTTTATGTTTAGCTTTTGACCAACATAATTCAAAAGTTGATCCATACATTTTATCTGCTGATTCATCTAATCTTTTATCCCATACTACCCATGATCCATCATTCTTATTTGGTAAAAGTTCTGCATAATAATCAGCACCCCATAAAAATATTTCTTTGCAATATCCAAATGATGCAAATACAGTATTAATTAATTCAGGCGTAAAATCATCATGATCGCCTATAACATTGTCATATTTTTTACCGCCCTTGACTCCCTTTTCTTTAAAAAAGCCTAAAGATGATTTAGCTCCAGAATAATCTGCATTTAAAAACATTCCATAAGGTGGGTCAGTAAACACTACATCAGCTTTATCGCCATTCATTAATTTATCAATAGCATCAAC